TTTCCCCATCCAGCAGTAAGAGAGAAGGTCTTTAAATCCGATTTCTGCTACATTGGCACCAGTTCTGATTCTCATCTTCCTGATCATCATCGTCTCTAACGGAGATCTATCGTTCATACCATTTCTCGAAACAACAGACAACCCTTCTAGTCTATCCATGTCTGAATGGTCGGGAAAGATCATTTGAAGGTACAGGTCCTGAAGGTTGACATTGATTGGGTCCATATCTAGAATCTCAGCAAAACATTCCATGTATGTCTTCTTCTCTCCGTCTGCTACACAGTATATCTTAGCACTTTTTGTTGCTGAACTCCTCATGAAATACATCAATGGGTTAGTGTACCTATACGCTTTCTTTGCACCAGGAGTGTTCAGTCTGAGAGATACATTGAACTCCAACTCCTCCTTTGTTTCCGGGTCTCTGAACATGATCATAGGGTCCTTCATGATCATCTCTGTTAGCTGTTCTCTATCAAACCTCATCTTGCTCTGAGAATCTAAGTACAGTTTCCCAGGTGCAGTGGTCAACTTTATTGTCACTAGAGAATTTGTGATCTGTTCAGGGTCTATAAGCCCATCTATCATTGTTACCATCTCTTTGTCCATGAGTCTGTGGGAGTTGATGAAGAGGGCTCTTCTCTTGTCATCAATGGGCAGTTCTCTCACCTTCTTCCAGATTCTGTAACTGTCCAATCTGGCTGAGAACATGAAACTTTCATTGACATCAAGGTCAGGATACCTTCCTAGGTGATAAGGAACCAGGTCCCACTGAAATCCCTTTTCCTCGGCACACTTCTTTAGCGTTTCAGACTGAAACATCCTTTCCACAAACTTCTTGTTGAGATCATGAGCCACCAGAGCCAGACTTCCAGTTCCACCATTCTCTCTAAGGGCTCTCACTGAAGAGAAGCAGTCGTTTACAGCATCGTAAAAGGAGTCAGAGTTTGGGACCGGAACTGACGAGAGAGCAAACTTGATAAGTGCAGGATAAAAAGTGAGAGACGAACTAAAAGCACTGTTGAACTCCTGGACAAACACACTTATGCATGATTTCGAAACTGAAGTCTCGAATCCGAACATTCTTTCACAAACTTCCATACAAGAGCCAAACACATTCAGCAAAACAATCTCTTTTTCTGGATTTGCTACATTGAATGTGAGCCAGATCTCAGAATCATCAGAGCTTAGCAAACTATCCAATAAATACCTGTTGTTCATATTCAGCTTAGTCATTTCTCGATCAAACAACTCCTCTAGCAGAGTCATGAAACAGCAGTGTAGAAAGCTGCTAGAGTAGTGGTAAATTCCCTGACCCATGCTGGATTCGTTGACAAAACATGTTTCCATTTGATCCAGAAACATCTGTTTTGCTTTCTGAACATCTTCATTGGCGTGTGTTTTGGCTGACATAGGATCCTTCAACCAAGCTTCCATGAGCTCTTCCGGGAAGTTGCAGATCTTGTTGTGATGTAAGGTGACCATGAGCACTATTAGGACTTCCATGTCCCTGATAGCACTCACGAAAGGTTTTATGAGATAATAGAACATGCAAGAGCTGATTCTAGGGCCCCACTTAGACTTGTCCAAGCTGAAATAAAAAGTGCGTCTATTCTTCACAGTGTAGTGAGCTTTCGATATATCCCTCATTCTAAAGAACTTCTCTTTTCCTGCTGTGAGCATCTCTCTATCATCCATCTGACAAAGGTTCCTAAAGAATGTCTCCACCATGTTGACTCGAATTCTTGAAATGATGTCCAAAAT